AAAATTAGTCATATTAATTAATGTATCAAAAGTTAAAACTTTCTTATTTTGTAATACTTTAAATATTTTAACTTCTTCTAATATATCACATTTATTAATAAATAATGTATCAACACCACAATAATTACAAGCATCTACCAAATCAATAATATTTAAATATCCAATATCTCTTGGTCTACCAGTTGTTTCACCATATTCTTTTCCGGCTTCTCTTATTATTGTTGCATCTTCTTCTGTACAAGTTACTAAATCTTTTGATTTACCAACATATGTTTCATATATTTTAGCAACACCATAAACCTTATTAATCTTTTTAAGAGGGATACCATAAGTAGAAAATGCAAATCCGGGGTGCATATGTGATGATGTAACATAAGGATATGAACCATAATCAATATCTAACCACCAACCTTGTGAACCTTCCATTAAAATTCTATTTGGTTGTAATATATTTATATTAGGTGAAGGAAGAAGAAATTCTTTTAATTCTTCAACTTCATTTGCTCTTATACCAGTTCTTGCATACTTAGCAGAATATGCCGGTCCAATTCCTTTTTTAGTTGTACCAATTCTTTCTTCTTTAGAATCTTCTAAAATATGTTCATCAGTAATAATATGAGTAAATGGATGAATAAATACTCTACCTTTTAATTCAAATTGTTCATTGAACTTATTATATTCAGCTAAAAAATCTTTAGGGTTTAATACACAACCAGGTCCAATAACAATTTTAGTATCTTTGTTATAAATACCACTTGTTAAATAGTGAGCAGTATATTTACTTTCACCTAACCAAACAGCATGACCAGCATTACCACCACCATTATATTTAGCAATAATATCATAATTCTTTTTATCATTAAGTGATTTGGATATTTTTCCTTTACCACAATCACCTCTTTGAACATCTACTAATACATCTACCTTCATATTTTATTTATTATTTTATTTAATTTAACTTTCCTTTGTATTGATTTGGGTGATAATGAAATTAATAACCAATCTTTAAAATCATTAAATTGATCATCTGGCCAAAATTCCCATTCACCACCTATTATAGTATTATCTATTGTTTGAAAATATTCGTATGCATATTCTTTACCGAAATTATTATCATAAAATATATGACCATTTTCATTATATAATAAAACTTGTTGTAAAATTCCTTCACCTTTAAATCTTGTTTTATGATTATTTATGACTAAGGTGAAATCATAAATTAATGAATCACATAATTTGCAATGATATTTATACGTTTCCATAATTTAAGTTAAATAAGTTTAATCAAATTTTTATTTTTACTTCATTTACTGTAAAACTCTGTTTCTTATAAATATTATCTCGACGAGAAATATATTGTTTATACAAAATGTTTGTATATTTTATATGAAAAATATCAACCACATCAAATACAAATAATTTGGCTTTATCTTTATGTAATCTAAGACCTCTACCAATAGATTGTCTAATAACCTTATCTGATTTAAAACTATCTGCAAATACTACATTCATAATAGCCCTTACATTTATTCCTGTTGAAAATGTACCAAAACTTGCAACTAATATCTTAGCTTTATCATCAGTTTGTTCCATTAATTTCTTAATAACTTCTCTTTTTTCTTTTGATGTACTACCGTCAATATAATAAAAAAACTTATCAGTTATATTATCTCTTAGATATTCAAATAATTCTGTACCATATTCAATATTATGAAAAAGAATAAGTGAATTGTTTGTAAATTTATCTGTTAATTTTCTAAAGAATATTTTTCTTTTTAATGATTTCTGAGCATATTCTCTTTCTAATAGATATGCCTTTTTTCCATCACCCCTTTTCTTAATCATATGTATTCTTTCTGCAAATTCATGTTCATCATAATTCAATAACATAACATTAATCTTTACTTCTGAAATTATACCTTTATCCATTAGTGTTTTAGATTTTACATTAACTAATTTAGGACCCATAAGTGATTGAATGGTAAGATATTCAGCAGTATCATCATTAGGATAAGTACCAGATAATCCAAGTCTATATTGTGCTGTTCCAAAAGTTTTAGTTAAAATTTTATCAATACTAGAACTTTTTGCGGTGTGTGATTCATCTGTTACCACAACATTAAATTTTTCAAAAAATTCTTTTGGATAAGTGACAAGTGATTGATACGTACCTATAAATACATTTGGTGTTTCTCCTTCTCTTACTTTTCTTGGTTTATCAGAAAATATTTCTTCAATTTTAAGATTAAATGGTGTTTGTTGTTCTTTATTAAATCCTAAATTATAATCTATAACATCATCATATAGTTGTGTTACTAAACTCATATTAGGTACGATAAATAAAAATTTTGCATCTGGATTGATATTTTTAAGAATATAGAACATAAAAGTTGCAAATATTAGAGATTTACCACCAGCAGTAGCAACTTCAACAATACCAAATTTATATTTTAACATATTAAACACAGAATCAACTTGATGTTCATAAGGTAGAAATATACCTTCTGGATTATTTTCAGTTGGTTGAACTTTATATCCTTTATAAAATGTTGCACAAAATTGTTGTACATCTTCTATTTTAATATTTAAATCAAAAGGGAAGTCTTCTTTATTAACATCAAATTTATATCCATGTTCTTTACAGCAACGGTAAATTTCTTTCCATAATCCATAACGGATTATACCATTTTTAAATTGGTCTATTGTACCATCCCATAATCCCATTTTATGTCTTTTCTTAAAGAAATAATTATCTACTTTTCTTGTAAGATGTAACTTTAATTGATGAAATTCTTCATGGGTTGATTCTTTTAAAATTATTGATGATTTATCTTGTGTTATTGTTAATTTCATTTATTATTTAGGTAATCTTATTTTTTATATAAAAATATCTCTAATGTCAACAATTCCATTATTATATTTTTCAACTATTGATATTATTTTATTATTTTTTGTTTTATTAATTATTTTATTTATTTTATATAATCTATTAAATATTATTTTATTTATAGTATAATCTTCAATATCAATTCCTTCATAATAACCACCTCTATGATAATTATGAAATATTTTTAATTTTCTTACTATTTCATTATCAATAGTATTTTCTGTTGGTATTGTAATTAAAATACATAATGCATCTTCCGGTGATATTGAATTTCTATATTCATCAAGTTTTCTTTTTAATTCATCAAGATATTTATTTGGTTTATTTCTGTCTATTAAATTTTTCATTAATCTAGTCCTAATATTTGTAATAGTTCTAATCTATTTTTATAAGAATAACCTAAATTTTTTAAGTTACTTGAAGTGTCTCTTAAAAAATTAATATGAGTATCAAGTAAATCAATCTTATATTGAATCCTAGCAATATCAGCTTCTACAAGTCCTTTAATATCACTACTGTTTTTTAATTTAATTTGATAATTTGTTGAGTAGAATTCAAATCTTTTTTTCTTTAATGGTTTAATTGCTGCATTATCTTTGTGGAGCATAAGTGCATATTTTCTAATATCAGAATCAACTAATTGTTTATAATTAGTTATTTCTGAATCTACTTCTGGTAAATTTTTAATATTTCCTCTTATCCCATTTGAACAAGTTCTTATAATGCCTTCCCATTTAATTACTTCAAGATTTAAATCATTCTCTAATTGTTTGGTTTGTTGGTCAAAGAGTTTTAACTTTTCTTCAAAATTATCTAATTCTGCCATAAACTATTCTTTTTTATAATATATATTCAATTTTAAGATATAGTTTATATTTTTGTCATAATCAATTCAAAATAATAATTAAATTTCATTTTTGTTGATGGTTCAGTTTGTTTATAATTAACAATTAATGTTTCATCAAAAACAGTTGAATTTGTATTTTTAATTAAATTTGCATCTTTTTTAACATCAATTGTATATATAGGATTAAATAATAATTGTGGATTATTATATTCATCACCCATATTCAAATCAATATATTCAACATAAAAATTTAATTGACTAAATTGGTATCTATTTACTAAATTATCTTCTATATAGTTTCTTATAAATAAATTAATATTTTCACTTAAAACATCTGTGTATTTAATACATTTAAAAGTTCTTCTATTTTTTAATTGATAATATATATATTCTCTTAAAATATTTTTCCAACTGATATTTATAGTCCACTGTGTATTATTTTTTAAATCAATTGTTGATTGAGATACTAAATTAACATTATGATTATTAAATTTTATATCAATTAAGTTAACCAAATATATATTTTCTAAGTTATCAATATCATTATAATACTGATAACCATTATTATTTTCAGTAGTACCTGTTTTAAAATATTCACTAAATTGAATTTTAGAATCATCTATTATAATTACATCTTCTACATCAACCATTTTTGAACCAAAAAATGTTTTTACATCATTTGTTTCTTTAGTTCCTATAATTGGTTCAGTTTTAAATCTTGTTATAATTAAATCACTTTTCATATTTTATATTTATTTTTAAGGTTCTATTTCTAATTTATTATGATTTAAAATACCACCTGCAAAATAATTATCAGTTTCTTCTACATCAATTTTTACAACATTAATATATACATTCATATATATAATAGTATTAATATTCATAATAGTTCCATCTTCTTTAAATAATTTATTACCTACTTTAATTTCATTTGTCTTTTTCCATTTCCATAATCCACTACTATCTTTAAGCATTATTGGGTGGTCTGGTGTTACTTTTAATATATCATTTATTACATAATATCCTTTAACATATTTTTTTGTAATATTTTTTACAACAGATACATCAAAAATACCATCTGATATATTACCAATCCAATTTATTGATTCTTCTGTTGTATCATTATTTATTTTATAAGATATAACTTTTTCACCAACATATAAATATTTAATAGGTTTTGATAACCCATTATGTAGTGTTATTAATGTATTTTCATCTAAACAACCAGTACCACCACCTTCTGGTACACAACTATATGTTGAAATCTGACAACCAACAATAGATGATGAAAATTTAGACTGTATTACACCAGTAACAGTAATGTTTGCCTTGTATTGATCTGTACTTCTTGTTAGTAAGGGTGTGTCGTAAATATCATTGTAAGTTGGTCCTAATCTAACAATTGAATCAGTATATGTGTATGTACCCCCATTAAGAATTGTAACACCTAAAATAGTATATGTTGATGTTACATTTATTGGTGATCCATTTTTATATAATTGTAAATTATACACCAAATTACCATTAAATGTTCCACCTGAATTGTATATAATTATATTACTAATATCAAATCTATCACCACTATATATACCTGAATTACAAGTACCACAAATTTTACTTATTCCTGGTGTTGTCGTACTCCAAATTAAATTAGGGGATAATACTGCACCTGTTATACTATAATTAGGTATATTATATACACCTGTAATATATTTTGTAGAACCTTCTATATCATAACTATGAATTATTCTATATTCTATATTTGTTGTACTTGTTACACCATCTGGCCATGCTAATAATGACTTATCTAAAAGAACATCATTGAATGATACAACATTTGTACCAGTACCCATTGTTGATGTTGCAGTATATAATGCTTTATAATAAGTAGTAATATTGTATTTCTTAATCCAAAATTCACCATAATATGGTAAATTGGAAATTCTTTTATTTGATATTGGGTTTGAAGTAACATCACACTTAAAATCATAATTATTTCCGGTTATATGTGGTCCAATTAAATCACCTTCAACAAAATTATTATATACTTTAAAATTTATTAAATTATTATATACTTTAAAATTACTATATGTCTTTGTATCTAGTACATTATCATCTGAATCTAAACAAATAAAATAAACATACCAACTTGTATATTCTTCTAATGTACCACTTTGTGTTTCATTAGGTATTGGTTGTGAAAATGTAAAACCACTAGTAACATCTTTTGATATTAATCCTGTTACACCAACTGAAAAAGGAACAGGTGTTAAACTACCATATTTATAATACATTTTAATTTTAAATGTTTTTGCTTCTTCTGATTTATTTTGAATATTTACTGTATAAGTTAAACTAGTAGGTAATGAATTAGTATTTGCATAATTATAACCATATATCTTAACACCATTACTAAGATTTGTTGGTAATGTACTTTTACGGAATGTTGAATTTGTAATTATAGCATTTGTAGGTGCACTAATAATTAAAGTCGGTACAGCAACATAATCAGTTAATAATGTTTGTTCATTTAATGTTTTAATAAAAAAGTTTTTATCCCACGGTGATAAGAAAATAAATCTATTTGTTTGTGATAATCCTATTTCATCAACCATTGGATAATAACTTCTCTCGGTATCAGTATTTTTCAATTTCAAATAATTATTATATTCATTCACCTTAGAATACATTATTTCTTCTATCATTCCAAATTGATTTAAATAATCACCAAATACATAATTACCTTGAATGGAATTAAATGTTTCACCACTAGTATAATAATAGGTAGGGTTAAATATTGATAAATCTTTGAATATGGGTTCATAATAACCAACATATCTAAATATTGTTTTGGTGTTATTTATACCTTCACCATGTTCAATTAAATTTTTGGTCTGATCAGTTTCAAATTTTTTGATTTTTCTTGATAGTGGTTCATCAATATATGATTTATTTAATGGTAATTGATTAGAATATACTAAATATTTATCGTAAATATTTGTTTCTGGACCCTTTAATGCAGTTGTAATATAAGAATTTTTCTTTAGTGTTAAATTATTAGGTGAACTAGTTTCAACATAAAACAAAGGGAATTTATTATTCCAATTAGGTAAATTACTAAAACTATTATCACCATTATTAAATTTAATCATTTCTGTTTGTACATAATTACCATTTATATCAATATAATGATAATTAATAAATTTATCATAAACATTTTTAATATTTAAATTATTAATTGAATCAATATAATATGACGCAGTTAAATTATTAGGATTGTATTTTGGAATAGAATTATCTGATATAGGTAATAAATCATATAAATTATCTTTAGTTTTACCATAATATAATCCATGATTTTCACCAAATTTATCAATATTGTTTAAAGTACCCCATTCATTATTTATTGCAATTACTTTATTAATAATAATTAACATATTTTTATATTTATCATTTAAAAATATATGAATACTATCACTTGAATTTTCTATTCTATTTTCACTGTCATATAAAGATGTATTTTTTAATCCTAAATATACAGGATTTACATATGTATCTAAACTATTTGGTTCTTTTATCTTTAAATCATCACAAACTTTTGCTGCACTTGATGTATAACCTTCTGTTAATATTGAATTAGTATTATCTTGTCCACTTCCTATTGTAGAAAGTGTCACAATATTATCTATATTATCACTCCATACAGATGCACTTAAATTATTTGGAGAACATTCATAATAAGTATATGGGGGAGTACTACCAGATTTATAAAATATCCAACCACCTGCTGGTCCTTTATCTTTTACTGAATAATTTACACTTGATGTAAATGTACGTGCCGCTCTAACATATGCAGTTGTAGATTTATTCATATAAGAAGTTTGTGGATAAGGAAAAGAAAAATCACAATAATCTGCATTAAGAGGTATAGTTACACTAGATTGAGTAGAACTCCAATATTTTCCGCTTAAAAATCCACCTAATCCATTCATTTTTAAATTTCCATGCATTTGTATCAATTCATTTATCGAAGGTAAAAACCATTGTATATAAGGATTTTTTTGTAAACTATATAATTGATAATTTTCACTTAATATAACTGAAAATTTATAACCATTCAAATTTTCACCACCCTGTGTAATTATATTTCTTATTGTTTCATCTGTATTTAATACCATATCTTCAACATTATATAATTTATATTCAATACCTTTAAATAATGTTGTTGTAGGTAAATCATTATCACCACCACTAAATACTGAATATTTTAAATACGGTTTTTTTAAAATTTTACCAGAATTCCCATAATACATATTATTTTTAAAAAAATAGTCAAAATAATCAAAATCAGAATTGATATAATAATCTAAATTAAACAAATCAACACTATTCAAATCGAATTTATTATGTAATTTTGTTTGGATATTAGTACTTTGATTTAAATAATATTTATCAACAACTTTAGTTAATCTTATAGAATATATATCAATATTTGCATCAGTTATGAATATTTTAAATGTATTACTTAATGATTTACCAATAAATGAAATATTTATATTAGATTTTTGTGTTTTTGTAGTACCATATAGAAATGAATTATTATCTACACCAAATTCATATGATAAACCAGAATTAGTCACATTATCAGCAATTATTTCAATACTATATAATTCATTGTTTAAAATAGGTAAATTATATTCTAATGTAATTATATCACCACCATCTGCAGTAATTTCTAAGTGGTCAGTATTCCAAATAAGTGTACTTGTACCCCCTGTTATCCAATCATCTTCATAATTAGAAGTAAACCCAATAACAATATTATCTACATCATTACCATATAATTCACCAATTCTATAAAAATAATCCAATGTCTTTTCTTTTATGTTAGAAACTTTCAATGATGTATTTGTTGTTCTATTATAAACACCACCACAATTATTGTTGTTGTTTAATTTATATGCATAATCAGAATGACTAATTGAACCTTCATAACCCCATTTACATATTGATTGATTTTTCTCAAATATTGGTGTTATTTCATCTGTTCTTATCTCAAATGTTTCATCACATGCAGTATATTCAGATGAAATATTTTTATTTTTAAATTGTCCATCTTCACCATCATCATGTGTTTTTTTTCTTCTTGGAATTGAAGTATCTCTATATTCAGTTGCACATAATTTAATTTCTGGTGTGTCTACATATTCTGATTTTTCATAATCAAAATCAGAATAATGTGTGTGAATTCTATCAAAATCAAAATCTTTTATATCTGATAATTTAACTCGATATATATCATAGGATATAGGACTTCCATCAGTATCTATTACTGATGTCTGACCACTAAATTCATTATCCATACCCCCTTTGTAATAATATAAAATTTGGCTATTAGAATTAATAGAATAATCTGTTCTTATATAATGATTACCAGTTGAATCTTGTGTTAAAATATGATATTCATTCATTATTTTAATTAAATAAATATCAGCATACATATCAGATTCCATACCATCTGGTGTTATATATTTATCAATATCTAATTGACCAATATTATTATTTGTGATATTATATGTACCTTTATTAAAAGTAGATACATCATAACCAGTAAGATTAATATCAGAAATTATTTTAAATGATCCATTGGATTGTAAGACAACTTCATAAAAATTATTATCAACTTGAACCCAATTATTAGTTGTTAAATTTAAAATATATGGGTTGGTATAACCACTTGAACTATCTAAAAATATATTATTTTTAATATGTAATCCAGATTTAAGTTCAGGTAATATTGCAGATGTAATAGTTTTTACTAATTGAAAATCTTCTGCATAAAAACCATAATATCTATTCATTGACCATTTTTTAAATTCAATTGGTGTTGCTGGGCTATCATCAAATAAAAACTTAATATTAAAAATATAAGGATATAATAATCCATTATCTTCAAATCCTTTTGTGATAAATTCTTCTAGATTAAAATGACCATTTTCATAAAATGTTTTATCATCTAAAAACATTTCTGAAATTTTATATACACCAGTTTCGTATTCTAATCCACCCCATTTAGAATAATTATATGGTTTAATATCAAAGAAAAATGAAAAATCAGGAAATCTTGTATTATTATTAATATTTCTATCAAAAAATTTACCAATATTGGTATTATTACTTAAATCAAATACTGATACACATTTCCATTTATTAATTATTTCACTTCTAAAATTATCTTTATTCAATTCACCTATAACATATTCATCACCAACTAATTCATAAATAGATGGATCATCAACTCTTAATATAATAAATTTTTTAGGTATTTGGCCTTTTTTAATATGTATTGGTGCAAAGTATTCAAATTCTTCTTTATACCATTGGTCATCAACTTCATTAGCACCCGAGAAATATGTATTATCAAATTGTTGTACATATTCACTATACATAATATCAGCATCCCCTTGGGATTTTGGTGTAAATGCAATATTTTTTGGTAGTTTAGCATAGAATTTAGGAATTTCATTTTCTATAATTGCTTCTTTATTTAAAAGATAGTGTTTATATTTTTGATTACCCAATTCTCTACTACTATCAAAACTTTCAAAATATAAGTTATAGTTACTATCAACTACTAACTTAATATTTGTTGTTAATCTAGGATTTGTTCTTATTAATTGAAAACTTTTATCCACTATTTATATTATGAATTTTTATTTTTAATATTAAATGTTAATTTAAAATCAAATACACCACCTATTGAAGAAGGAAATAATCTAACCCTTATTGATTTATTGTGTTCTATTGTTGGCTCAGTAGATAATATAACACTTGTATCTGATGCTGATGTTTTAAATTTCCAATAAATATTTAATGGTACTATTAATGTTTCTTGATTTGTTATACTTTTACTATTTGTTGATAAGTCAACTATTAAATCATTTATATTATTTACTTGTGGACAAACAAAAGATGCAAATGTACTACCACTATTCCAATCATTAATTCCACCATTTATATTACCTAATGCACTATATACAAGTCCTGTGGGATTACCTGGTTTTCCTTTATTTATAAAAGAACTTGATAACCCAGGTAATTTGTCAATAAGTCCAAAATATGTACTTAAATAATTAGTAACACCTGGTGGATTATAAAATATACTACCTTGATATAAATTAGTACCTTCTGAATTATCTGCAAAATATATGAATTGATTATTTTCTTGAATTACAAAATTGTTATCTTTATCTACTAAAGAAACTAAATTATTAGTACTACCACTTCTAACAGTTGTACCACTTGAATATGAATCTTTTACTAAGAAACTTAATGTGGATGAAGTTGATAAATTTTCTATCTTTAAATAATAATCTTTTATTATATATAATTTATTTTCATAAACATTACCATCTGATGTAGTTGCATAATTTTGACAATTAACATCAATATTTAATGCGGAATTGTTTTTAATTTCAATTTCATCTGAACCATTAAATATAGTAATTTTTATAATACCCTTAGCAGAATAAATAATATTTTCTAATGAAGTAATTTTATTTGTTAAATATTGTAAATATTCTTGCAAATTAAATGAATTTCCTTGTTCATCTTTGAATATAGTTTCAATAGATTGGTCTTTATGTGCAAAATATTCTTGATTAACAGTAAATGATTCAGCAACATGCTGATTAATACCCTTTGAATTTAATTGTTGTTCAAATTCAATAGTCATATTATCTTGTTGTGCTTCTTGAAGAATAAATTCATTTTCACCTAATACATTATTTAAATCATCTGGAAATACAACTGTTAATGTATTTGACCAATCACTTGTAATTTGTGAATCTGGATAACCTACTTCTGATATAGATTTAACTCTTATTTCTACCTTCTCTTGTGCTTGAATTGCAATATCTAATTGATTAATATTAGGTGTATCTGCGTCTGATACATCTTCAATATTCCATGTCCAAGTTTCAGTTGCTTCATCATAAGTTCTTTTTCTTAAATCACTTGTAAGTGTTACCCAATTTGAAAAGTAACCAGTTTTAACAGTATCACCATCAGTAACGGAATAACCTTCTGTTTGATTTTCAGTTCCAGTTTTTGAAGAATATCTATATTGTGTTATAAATTGAACTACTTCCTGCGCTCTATAACCTTGTTCTTGTACTGGTGATGGCATAGGCCAAAATCCTCTTACTCTAAATTTTGCATCTGCTTTATTAACAGTATCAGTTTTACTTTTTATTTGTGTTGTAAGTGATGATAATAATTTAGATAGTGTTTCTTGTTGACCCACTAGTTTAGTTAATTCTGTTTGTGATTTATTTTTTTCTGCAATCGAATTATATTTTTTAACAGATAATTCTTTATTTTTTTGTATAATAGCACTATTAACCTGCTCTAATTTACTTTTAGTATTATTCTTTTGTGAATGTAAATCTTTTAAATTTTGACTATCACTGTTGTCAGTTAAATGCTTATTAATTTGTACAACTTTAAAATTAGTATCACTTAATACAGGTACATTAGGTGTCAAACCATATTTACTTGGTATATTTTTTTGAATCATATCTTTTAATAATGTACCATAATCATACACAGTATCCAAATAATATTGTGCCATAGATACATTACTATCAGTACTTAATACTAAATCATTTGTATAAACACCTGTTCCTCTTGACCATACACTTCCTTTAATTTTATTTCTACTATTAGTTGGTTTTACAAATATTACTAAATATTCATCAAATCCAACAGTAACTTCTACAATATTATTTACAGTTGTACCACCATAGTACTTTAGTACATTTGTACCAGTTGGAATTGGATCATAACCCTCAATTCTTTCTACTCTTATTCTAAAATCAGATGATGCAACACTTGTTTCTAATATTGTCCATCTTGTTACTGAATCTTGTTTATTTAATACAATTTCATCACCTTTTTGTAATACTTTTTCAGTACCATCAACATTTGTATATTTAAACGGATAAATATGATACCATAATTTATTATTAATAGTATCAATTTCTTGTTTCATTACTGAAAAAATACCATGATCTTGTACTTCTTGATAAGCAAACTCAAAAAATTGTTCATCATATTTTGGTGTTGTGTTCATTACTACACCAGTATTAGTTGGATTAATCATCCAATCTAAAAAATCACTTATATTAATATCAGTTTTATTTACAAATAAATCATAGAATTCATTTCTTGCTTTTGTTCCTTTAGTTGTATAATTATTTGTACTATCTTTTTCAAAATCAACTATATATCTTCTTGAAATAATACCATCTACATCATTACCTATTTTATCAGTTAAATCAAAATTAATTGATATAGAAGGATTCATTAAAGATTCAAAAAACCAATTGTTTGTTGCAACAAAATTATTAACCACATTCAAAGAATCAATTTTATTTGGTTCTCTTGATAAGTCAGATAAGTAAATTTTCTTAGTAGAATTACCATCTTGAATATGTACTGTATTTTCATTTAATCCTGCTAATCTCTTAACATTATTATTAAGATTATTAATATCTGATTGTAATTTACCCACTGTTGGAAGCGCATATGTTGTTTCAACACCTTCATTATCTAATTGTGTAACATTTACTACTGAATCTTCACTTGTTACTATTTTATTCATACTAGTCAAAATAGATACCGTGTTGTTATTAAGTAATTGTACTTGTTCAGCTATGGTTACAAAAGAATTTCTTTGAGCTATGGTCATTTTTAATTAAAATTGATTTTTTGTTTAATCTATATATAAAAAAAATAAGGTGAATCAGATTACTTTAATATAAAATAATATATTGTTTTATTATTACTTTTCATTTTTTCAACATACCAATTACTAAAATGTGATATTTTAACATATTGTTTAATAATATTTTCAATATATTCTTGTGTAATGTTTTCATTATCAATTGTTTCAATAATAATTCCAAAATTATTATTAATTATAGTACTATATATTTCTACATCATCTTCATATTTTTCTAAATAATAATTTAGTATAAGTAATATTGCACTAAGTGATTGAATATTAGAAACAAATTTTCTTGATAATTTATTCAAATCAATATCTTTATTTATTTCAATATAAGGTATTAATTTTTGAAAAGTAGATGAATTATAAGGTACATAACCTATTTTATATCTCTTATCATTTATAATAAATCCAAAATGTAATTGTGTTTTACTATCAAACCCAACATAAAAAGATGTTTCATTCGTGGTATTTTTATTACCTAATAAATAATTTAAAATACTTGATAATACTTTACTATATTTAAATTCATTTTCAATTTCTAAATTATTTATCTTTTTTGTTTCCATATATAATACATAATCTTTAGTATTTAGTGAATTATGTAAATTTTTTATATATGAAATATCAAAATTAAATTTTAAACCTAGGTCATTTAATCTATAAACAAAATTCCAAAATAAACTAATTGAAACTTCTTTAAAATTTTCATATTTTACTTTTTCATCAATTTCTGTTACTTCACCATCACCACTCAATTCTCTATTTGTTTGATATGTCTGTGTATTATGATGTTTATTTACTTTAGCAATTTTATAATATTTATCAATTAATTGTTCTGCACATTGTTTTAATGTTTTACCTTGACTATAACAATCTTCTACTTCTTCTTTGATATCTTGTTGTCTTTTATCACCTAATGAAAAAATATCTTCTGTAAAATTATATGCATCATGTTCAGACATTTTCTTATTTTCTTGTAATAAATTAATAATAGTGTCTTTTACATCATTTAAATACTTTGTTACTAATAACTTATAAGGGTCATTACCATTATCATATTTGTATGATTTATTTCTTTTATCAGAAGGATCTTGATTATATGCGTTCATTAAAAAAATATAAATTTATTACTATATATAAAAAAACAATTTCAATTTATTAATCTATATTATAAAAAAGAATTAAAATTTTAATGTATGACAAGAAAGTAATTTATAGTTTAAAATATGAACCAAGAGATACACAAATAGAAGCACTTGAATTTATAAAATATCAAATAAGACATGGAAAAAAATATATGATGTTAAATTCTCCAACAGGAACAGGAAAGTCGTTTTTTGCTGTTATGTTTATTAATTGGTATTTAAATCATATAAATCCAGAAGCAAGATTTGATCTCCTTACTAATAGTAAAGTATTACAAAATCAATATACTAAAGAATTCCCTTTTATAAGAAGTTTGAAAGGTAGAAATAGTTATACTTGTGATACTTATAATTGTAGTTGTGATGAAGGAAAACAAATGAATGCTGCATTAAAAAGAAGTTGTACTAACTGTCCTTATGATGCAGCTTACGCTTCTTGGACTTTAAGTGATGTTGCATTAACTAATTTCCATTTATTTGACACCCTCCATTTATTTGTACCTGCTCATATAGAAAAAAAGAAATGTAATGTATTAATAATAGATGAAGCAGATAATTTTGAAAGTATTATTTGTGATTTTATATCAATGAAAATATCAGATAGAAGTCTTAAATTATTAGGATTTAGTGATGCTAAAATGCAAAAAATTGGACAAGAATTAACAAATGTTAAAACTGTACTTAAATTTATTGATTTTATTAATGATTTTTTTATTGGTGAATTAGATATGCAGTTAGAAAATATGAAATCATTATTATCTAAAGATAAAATATCAACAGGTGAAAAAGTAAAAGTTAGTAAATATATTACAAACTTAACTTCATCATTAGAATCATATAAAACATTTTCTAAATCAATGGATGAAAGTACTGATGATATTAATAATTGGGTAATTGATATAGAAAAAGATAATAATATACATAAAAAGTCCATACTACCTATGAATTATACAATTCAACCAGTTTGGTCACATACTTATTTGGAAAATTATATTTGGAAACATTATGACCATATTATATTTATGTCAGGTACACTTTTAAATAAAGAAATGTTTGCTTATCTAAATGGATTAGATACATCTTTATGTGCATATTATGATATTAAATCACCATTTCCGGTAAAAAATAGACCAATTTATTTCACTAAAGGAATTGGAAAAATGACCTTTGATAATAAAAAACAAACTTGGGAAAAACAAAAGGTAATGTTGGATAAAATTATTAAAAAATATGAAAAAGAAAAAGGAATTATTCATACTGTAAATTATGAAATTGCAGGATGGATTAAAGAACATTATAAATTCAATGATAGATTCATATTCCATGATGCAACTAACAGAGAAGATGCACTCCATCAACATATGACATCTACTAAACCGACAATATTAGTAAGTCCGTCAATGGCCACAGGCGTTGATCTCAAAGACGATTTATCCAGATTTCAAGTTGTTATGAAATTACCTTATGGTAATATTAGTTCTAATAAGATTAAGAAAAGAATGAATGATTATAAAGATTGGTATGATTGGAATACTTGTGGTACTTTAATTCAAATGTGTGGGCGTAGTATCAGATCAGTTGATGACTGGAGCCATACTTTTATCTTAGATGATTCTCTATCAAATCTATTAAAATATAGTCATAAATTTTTACCATCATATTTTACAGAAGCAATAAAAATATTAAAGATATAGATTAATTATGGGAATAGAAGATAGAACAATATATGACATAGTTATGGAAGATTATAAAAATCTTGGGGATGAAATGACATGGGAGATGAAAGATAGAACTGAGATTAGACTTAAAGATATGAAAGATAGTCATGTTAAAAATTGTATTAGAATGATGCAACGTAAACAAATAAATGAAACAAGAGAAGTATGGATAGATATATTTAATGATGTATTATCAAATAGAAGAACATATAAACTATTAAAAATAAAAGAAATAATAGATGAAAAAAATAACAATAACACCTACTCACATTGATATAAAAATATCTTATGAAAAACTTAATATTAAAAAAGATGATTATTTTTATATAAATTTTATTTATTTGTTATATTTATCACTAGATACAGAAATGAATGCAAGAATATCACAAGTATATGAATATTTATATGATTTTAGAATAATAGATGAAAATATTTTATTGGATAAATTAAAAGAACATAAAAATTGGGAATATTTAGAATTACTTGCAAATTTCAATTATGATTTGTTTGTTGATGAAAATATTAAAAATATTGAATTATCTGGATTACTAAAAATAACAAATGATTTGATTGATAATTTTTCAAATAAAGAAGTTAATAAAAGAACAAAATTATTAAACTTTATACCTAATGAAGTAAATAATTTAGATGATATAAAACTTTTTTATAAAAATTTTTCAATTTATTTTAAAAAAAAATCTGAATTACATTTGGAGAAATTTAAATATTTAATAAAAGAAGTAATAGAAGATTTAAATGGTAATAGACCATATAATGAATTATACAGATACAGTAAATGATAAACAAAATCACAAAAATGATAAGTATAGCATTTAAATATACAGGAAAAAAACCAATAGAATTAGTAACATCTGAATTATTGTTATGTAAATTAAGATTTATAGGATATTCTCATATTGATAATTTTCCTATTTATAAAACTACTGGTGGTTTAATATTTGAAGATTATATTCAAGATATATTAAATGAAAAAGAAAA